TGGTGATGACATGAAAAATGCTCTTATTTCCCCAGAGGAAAAAATTTACTCATATGACGGCACTTTGCTTGGCGAACGTATTGCTGAGGTAAGCGCAACACCGTTTGAAATTGCGCCTCCTCTGTTCTGGGTTGAGTGCAACGACGACGTAGTTGCTGATCAATGGTATTGGAACGGCTCAACATGCGTAAAAGTACCTGAGCCACCAGTACCTGTAATTACTCCTGATGCCCAAACCACCGGTACCGGTGGCCCTAATATCATTGCTTAAGGATTAAATCATGGCACTCGATTTTCCAGCCTCTCCTACAACCGGCCAGACTTACGTTTCAGGCGGTCAGATCTGGACCTACAACGGTTCCGGCTGGGCATCGTCGTACCAGTCCTCCGGCGTCACGCGCCAGCAGTTCACGGCGACCGCTGGCCAGACGTCGTTCACTGTCACAGGCGGCTACCTCGCCAACCTCGTGGACGTCTACCAGAACGGCGTGAAGCTCATCAACGGCACCGACGCGACGGTGACGTCCGGCACCGCAGTTGTGCTGGCAACAGGCGCGACGGTCAACGACATCATTGAAGTTATCGGTGTCTCCGCGTTCGCCGTTGCAAACTACCTTCCGCTTGCTGGCGGTACGTTGTCTGGCGGATTGAGTGGCACGACTGGTGCGTTTTCTGGCGCGGTTTCCGCTTCTAACTATGGCGCGGTCAATGGCACCACCGGTGCGTTTTCTGGCGGGGTAAGCGGGACGACTGGTACGTTCTCAGCCGCCGTCTCTGGCTCAACAATCGCAGATGCGACGGCAACAATCCGCCCGCTTGTTTCCACTGCACGAGTGACATTAAGTGGTACGGCAACTGTAATTAGTACTGCCATTCCGTCTTGGGCCAAGCGCATCACGCTCACTATTGCTGGCCTGACTACCAGTAGCACATCACAAATTATAGTTCAGATCGGTTCTGGGTCTTACGCATCTAGTGGTTATTTGGGTACGTCAACAGCTTCTGCGTCATCATCGGCTTCGTATGCCGCAACGGCTGGATTTTGCATAGCAAACAACGATGGGGCCACCCAAGTTGCCCATGGGACTATGACAATATGCTTGCAAAATGCTGCGACAAACACGTGGGTCGAGTCTCTTTCCGGTGCTTATTCTAACCGAGCAATGAGTTTTCTCGGCGGTGGCAGTGTTTCGTTGGGCGGTGTCTTGGATCGAATTCAAATTACCACGGTAGGCGGTACTGATACGTTCACCGCTGGCTCTATTGGTATCATGTGGGAATAAGAGGATTAAAAGATGAGCATCGCATCATATCTTTCTCAGCTTTTGAACTCTTCGGGGTTGGTTCCGGGGACTAAAATTGCTTCCGGCGCTATTGGCCTGTCGCAGTTGACCGCAACAGGTACGCCAAGCGGAAGTAACTTTCTCCGTGGCGACAACACTTGGGCAGCAGCAGGGACAGGGACAGTAACATCCGTTGCAACTGGCACGGGTTTGACTGGCGGACCGATTACAACCAGTGGAACTATTTCACTTGTCACCACTTACGGCGCAGTTGGCACCTATACTTTTGCATATCCTTTCGGAGGAGCGACATATACTGGCGGTCAAACTGCTGCGGGTTCTGGTTTGCGTATTGCACAATTTGCAATAGCAACTAGTTGCAGCGGCTATGTTACAATGACTCCTGGAGCAAGTTTATCGGGGACGTGGCAATGTATGAGCGGCTCGCTTAACAACGGATCAGCAGCTTCACCGGGTATATGGATAAGAACTGCATAAGGAGTAAATGACATGAGTATTGTTGAAACAATTCACTCTCCTGTTTTTTCTGATGATACAGGAACACGCATTGATTGTATGGTAAAGTTTGACACTTTGCCAGTTGAAGTACCGTTCACTGCTGACGCAAATGATGTTGAAGAACACGGTCGGGCCATTTATGTTGCACTTGCTGCGGGTGAATACGGAACAATTGCCGCATATGTGCCGCCCTCTTTTCCTCGTGCTATTGAACAAGTAGGCCCAAATGTCGTTGCTTAGTCGTCCACTTGCCCTCGGCAAGCTGTCGGGAACTATCTACGATTTCGAACGCGCTGGCGATGAGCTGGAGCGCCACACTCATGGAGAAGCCGACGTGCATATCTCCATCGTGGCGCGCGGCTCCTGCAAGGTGTTCGGCGATGGCTGGGAAACGATTGCTCAGACGGGCGCGGTGCTCGATTGGGAGCCGGGCGTCTATCATGGTTTCATCGCGCTCGAACCCAACACGCGATTGATCAACATTATTAAGGGATAGCGATGATCGAGGAACTGATCTCCCGCGTTTTCGTGACGCGCAACGCCGCCCACCTCGCTCATTGGCGCGCCAAGGGTCCAGGGTCGTTTGCGCGTCACATGGCGCTCGGCGATTTTTATGACAACATCATTGATGCGCTCGACAAGATCGTCGAACTTCATCAAGGCGCGTTCGGGCTGATCGAAGAGATGGATCCGCCCGGCGGCAAGATGCCCAAGGACATCGCCGAGCACATCGGCGAAGAGGCCAACTGGCTTCAGGACAACCGCTCCGAGATTGCCGGTGACGTTTGCGCCATTGAGAATGTCGTGGACGAACTCGCGGGCATCTACCTCACGGCCTACTACAAGTTGCGCAATTTAAGTTGACCGGTGCCCCAGGGTGCCCCAGCCCATGAGGTGTCCTGGTGGCCTTTACATTTCAAAAAGGAGCGTTCGAGACCTCCGCCTTTGAGACGGCCAGAAGTCTTGTGCTTACTGCCAATGCGGGGTCCTTCACGCAAACAGGTGTGTCCGCAGCGCTGCGTCCCGCCCGCAAAATTGTCTCAAACGTAGGAGCGTTTAATTATACCGGCGTTGCGGCGGTGTTGCGCGCTACCCGGCGGTTTCCTGCTTCGGTTGGTTCCTATTCAGCAACCGGGGTCAACGCCGCCCTGCGTGCTACTCGCCAGTTGCCTGCTGCTGTCGGTGCGTATTCATTTGCTGGAGTAACCGCCTCTCTTCGCGCTACACGTCAACTGCCATCTTCCCTAGGCACGTTTGCTTTAGTCGGGGTCTCCGCCTCTCTGCGCGCAACCCGCCAGCTTGCTATGGCCAAAGGTGCTTACGCACTGACCGGCGTTGCAGCTTCTTTGCGCTTTGCGCATCAATTACCAGCATCATTCGGCACGTATTCATCGACCGGTATTAGCGCCGCCCTGCGCGCCACCCGCCAGCTGCCGTCCTCCATGGGGTCGTTTACCCTGACGGGTAAAGCAGCTGGTCTGGCCGTGGGGCGCAAGTTGATCTCCGCTCAAGGAGCCTACGCTTCAAGCGGCGTCGCCTCTAACTGGCTGTTCAACCGCGCCATCAAGGCGATCCCCGGCTTCTACGACTATGTCGGCTATGCGGTTAAAATCCCGCACGGCTACAACATCAGGATCACGTCGCAGCCGTTCCCGGTCAACGGCCAGTCGGCCCGCATCGCCGCCGACCGCCGACTTCCATCCGCGTCCAACGCTTTCACGCTGACCGGCAAACCCGCAACGATCTCCTATGGGCGGACTATCGCAGGAAATCCGGGAAACTATGTCCTCCACGCCGAACCCGCCGCCCTGCGCGTCGACCGTAAGATCATCTCCTCAAGCGGTCAGTACCTCTATGGCGGCGTGCCCGCAAAGCTGACGAAGATCTACAATCTGTACCTGAACGGGGCGGCTTATGCCTACCAAGGCAAGCCAGCGTATATCCGCCAAAGCTACACTCCCCTGCTCGCATCGGCGGCAAACTTCATAGTAACGTGGTCAAACGCAAGGCTATACGAGTCTTCCTTCTTCTATCAGGACAGCGAGATAATCTTCGTTCCGTGGCAGCAGAAGCTGTTGACCGTTCCTGCTAATGTTGAGTTGGTTACGGAAAACCTATATGTTCCTTGGGAAAGTTCTTTGATGACTCTGGATTATGAAAACAAAACGGTGTACGTTCCTGCTGTCGACGCGCTCGAGGAGCGCACCGAATACGCAAGTATGCAGGTTGAGCCAAGGAAGAGGGCGTCCTAATGCGGCTCGGATCTTTTGTGAAATCTCCGGTGGAGCGCAAGCGCTACACCATTGTCTATTCAGACTGGCTGGATACCGGCGAGACTGTGACGGCGCGTGTTTTTTCCGTGTCGCCAACAAGTATATCATCCCCTTTTGTTGTTGATGCGTCTTCCATCGCTTCCGATGGTTTAAGCGTTGTTTATTTTGTCAGCGGCGGGGTCGATAAAACAAATTACACTGTTGACGTGCGGGTCACTACCTCGGGCGGGCAGGTGAAAGAAGACACCATTTATTACGCCGTGAGGGACGCATAATGGATTTCCAGGTTGTTATAAATCTGATTGGTGGGGGCATACTTGCTACGCTTGGTTGGTTTGCTCGTGAGTTATGGGGCGCGGTGAAGGCCCTCAAGGAAGATCTCCGGGAGTTGGAGAGAGATCTACCCAACCAATATGTCCGTCGCGACGACTACAAAGACGACATGCGCGAAGTAAAAGAAATGCTCGGTAAGATCTTTGATCGGCTCGAGGCTAAAGCGGATAAGTGAGCGGAGCATGATGATGTTATGGATCCATTATCTGTACTCGCGGTCGCTACCACTGCTTACAACGCTCTCAAGAGCGGCATTGAAGCTGGCAAAGAATTGCAGGGAATGGCTGCGGACCTTTCCTCTCTTTGGCAGAGCGCCGCGCAACTAACACGTATGGCGGCTGAGCCGCCGAAGAAAACATTTTTTGTCACCCAGAAGGATGCTGAAGCCCGGGCCATCGAGATCTACATCGCGCGACAAAAAGCGATGGAGCTGACTCTGGAGGCCAAGCGGTTGTTTATAGCCGAGTACGGATTAGGTGCTTGGGACAGCGTCCAGAAGGAAGTGGTGCGGATCAAGAAAGAGGCCGAGCGCATGAGGATCGAAGAGGAAAAGGCAGCACAGCAGCGCCTCGAAGACCTCAAAGAAGCTACGGTCATCACGAGCATCGTGCTTGGTTTGTGTGCGTTTATCGGTCTGGTTGGTTTTGTTCTAATGGCGAGAGGTTGATATGGATCTGGGACCGTTTGGAAAACTCATCGCAAATGTAGCGCCAACCATAGCGACTGCGCTTGGTGGCCCAGTGGCGGGCATGGCCGTGAAGGCGCTGTCAACTGCCTTGTTTGGTCATGGGGATGGCACTGAAGGCGACATCAAGGCAGCGCTCGAAACAGCTACGCCAGATCAGATTGCCGCCATTAAGAAAGTTGATGCAGACTTCAAAGTGCAGATGAAGTCGCTCGATATCGACCTTGTGAAGATCGCCGCGAGCGACCGCGCGTCGGCGCGCGATATGGCGATTGGAACTCATTCGATCACGCCATCCATCATGTCCTATGTGATCGTCGTGTGCTGGGCCATGATCCAGTATTTCCTGTTCACCCATGTCATCGAGGCAAGTATGCGCGAGCTGATTGCCCGTGTCCTTGGTACCCTCGATGGCGCGTTGATGCTCGTCCTGTCTTTTTGGTTTGGCAGCAGCAATCCGCTGGTTGGAGAAAAGAAATGAACTTCCACGGCGCAGCCCGACTCATGCAGGCTGAAGAAATCCCCGCCGTCGCTCATGAACTGGGCGTCGACTCCGGCGCTCTGCGCGCCGTCCTGACGGTCGAGTCGGCTGGGTCCGGGTTCGACAAGGCGGGCCGCCCCAAGATCTTGTTCGAGCGCCATATCTTTTATCGGCTCTTGAAGGCTCAGCCTGACAAGCAGCAGGCCGCCGTCGCAGTCGGCCTTGCCTATCCCAAGTGGGGCGAAAAGCCCTACCCGAAAGGGTCCGACGCCGTCTACGCGGAGCTTGAGGCCGCCATCGAGATTGCGTCCAGCGAGGCGCTTCAGTCGACCTCGTGGGGCCTCGGGCAGATCATGGGGTCCAACTATAAAATGGTTGGTTGCGCCAGCGTCGAGGAGATGGTCGCCCAGGCGATGGAGTCCGAGGCGGCGCAGCTGCGCCAAATGGCGCTGTTCATCAAATCATCCGGCTTGCTTGATGAGTTGCAACGCAAGGATTGGGCTGGGTTTGCTCGCGGCTATAACGGCCCCGGCTACGCCCAGAACAAGTACGACGAGAAACTAGAAGCTGCATACAGCAAGTATGCGTAACGAAAGGGAATGACAGATGGCCAAGATGCCCGGGTTTATGATGGCGAAGTTCGAGAAGAGCAAAGCCGACAAGAAGATGGACGCCAAGAAGGGCGCGCCGAAGGAAGGCTCCAAAGCCGACATGAGGGCCGACAAGAAGGCCATGAAGTCCATGGCCTACAAAAAGGGCGGTCGGCAAGGGGTAAAGTGATGGCGAAGACGCCTGCATGGCAGCGTATAGAAGGCAAAGATCCCAATGGCGGCCTAAACGCCAAGGGTCGCGCCGCATATAACAAGGCCAATCCTGGGAAGCCCGGCCTCAAGGCCCCGCAACCCGAAGGCGGCTCAAGGCGAGATAGTTTTTGTGCCCGCATGAAGGGCATGAAGAAGAAGCTGACGAGCGCAAAGACGGCGAACGATCCAGACAGCCGGATCAACAAGTCTCTCAGAGCATGGAAGTGCTGACATGAAAGACTCTCGAAAGCTCCCGGGATTTAGTTCCAAGCTCCCCGGGATGAACAAGCAACTTACCCAGCAGGGTAAACAGCCACGGGTTGGCGTCACGCAAGGTGGCTCCAGCCGGAAGAACGCAGGGGCCAAGTCCGCTGCCAAGTCATATTGAGGAGAGAGAAATGGCGAAAGCCCCGAAGGTAGAAACCAAAGACGAAGTCATCGTTCAGATCGTCGAGCAGGAAGAAGCTACTCCCCCATTGTCGGCGTCCACGTTAGCTGAAATGGAAGCTGGCAAGAACGCTCTTATCCAGCAAGCCAAGAACGCTCGCGCCGAGGTCGGTGAGGAGTAACGTCTATGGTGGCCTTCAAGATCGCTCCCTTTGGAGGCATGGTTCCGGCAATAGATGATCGTCTGTTGCCAGAAGGCGCTGCGTCGTATGTGGAGAACGCCTGGCTCTATTCTGGGCGTCTTGAAGGCATCCGCGAGGCCACCAAAGTCTGGACGACTCCGAACGACTCGGTAAAGCGCGTCTACCGCGTCCCCAAAGACTATG